CACAATTTTGTCAGGCAAACATACTGAAATATGGAAGTCGTTATGGTAGCAAAGATGGTAGAAACAAAACAGACTTGTTAAAAGTCATTCACTATGCTATGCTACTATTACACTTTGATGGACATTATGGTGAACCATCAATGCCTACTAATGAATTTGAACAAATGCCATAATGAAACTTCGACCTCTTACTATGAAAATTTCTGACAAAACTTTAACTCTTTTAAAAAATTTTTCTAATATCAATCAGTCAATCCTTTTTAAACAGGGTAGATCTTTAAAAACTATATCTGTCATGAAAAACATATTGGCAGAAGCAGAGATTGGTGAAGACTTACCAAAAGATTTTGGTATCTATGATCTTAACCAGTTTCTTAATGGTCTTACATTACATCAGACACCGGAACTTGATTTTGCAAATGAAGGATTCTTGGTAATTAAAGAAGGTCGTATGAGATCAAAATATTTCTTTGCAGATCCAAAGGTTATTGTTACACCTCCTGACAAAGAGATTACACTTCCAAGTGAAGATGTTGCATTTACAGTAAGCACAGAACAACTTGATAAGTTACTCAAGGCTGCTGCGATCTATCAACTTCCTGATCTATCTGCTGTTGGTGAAAATGGTGTTGTTAAACTTCTTGTTCGTGATAAGAAGAATGATACATCAAATGATTTCTCAATTGTTGTTGGAGAAACTGATTCAACATTCTCTCTCAACTTCAAAGTTGAAAATATTAAGATTCTTCCCGGAACTTATGATGTCGTTATGTCAAAGAAACTTTTATCAAGATTTATAAGTAAAGATTATAATTTAAAATATTACATTGCATTAGAACCAGATTCAACATTTGAATAATGAAACTAACTCAAGAGATGATTGATGAGATTCAAAGACTCATGAATCATACTAAAAAGGATGGTTCAGTGAATTGGGTTGATGGTGAAGACATAGAAATCAATCTTGCAGGAACATTCGCTGCAGACAGATTTATTGTTATTAAAAATGCATCCAAGAAACCTTGGGAACCATCAATCAATAGCACTCATCATCCTGACTTTGATCCAAAAGTAAGAGAGGACTTTTATGAAAAATGGCCAAGTTTAAAAAGAAACACTGGTCAAAAGTGAAAAAACGTGTTACAATGTGGAATATATGGAAGTATGCTCTTGGATCCTTCCATGATGAGACAACTAAAAAGTATGATAATGCTATTTGTATTATTCGCACTTTTATATTTTTACAATTAGTTGTCACCAACTGTTTTATCGTTGCAGGAAACATACGTCACTGGAACGATCATTATACACCACCACATTATGAACATATTCGTGACTGATCCATCGCCTAACATATCGGCGAAAGTATTACCTGACAAACATATTGTTAAGATGCCACTTGAGACTTGCCAGATGTTGGCAGTAGTCTATTCCAAGTGGTATTTTGATTGGGGAGATGAATTATTACCAAAGAAGGATGGAACACCCTATAACACTAAGAAAGGGGCATTCAGAGGGCATCCATGCACCGTCTGGGCAGCACAAGATATAGTTAACACTGCATGGTTAATACAGCATGGATTTGCGTTAATTAATGAGTATACTAATCGTTATGGTAAAATACATTCATGTGCAACTGCTATGAATGCTGCAGAGAAAGTATTTGAAGAGAGAACAGGAAAATCAATAATTTGTCACAAAGAGGCAAAGACATTTGCTTTTGCAGGGCCTGATGAGTTTAAGTATGATACAAGTATTGATATATTTACCGCCTATAAAAAATACATTGCAAGTAAACCTTGGGCAGCGTCTAATTACTTACGTAACCCATCTCGCAAACCAGACTGGTTATGAGCGAACACACACCTAATAATGATGACAAAATACCTAGATGGTTTTATAATACAGTTATCAGTATGGGTATTATGGTTTTTATTGCTTTTGGTTTAATTTTATTTGGTATGATATGAAACATGTATTGTTTGATTTAAAAGGATGTTTAATGACTCCTCCATTAGATGATGAGGAGTATATAAAAGAAACTCTAGTTGAGGCATCAAAGATTGCTAACCTAGAATTAATAAAGGTTGATACCCATAAGTTTGAACCACATGGTGTGACTGGTTATGCATTACTTGCAGAGAGTCATATTAGCATACACACATGGCCTGAAGATGATGTTGCTAGATGTGACATATTTTCATGCAACCCAAAGACAGATTACAAATCTGTGATACAATACATGCAGAACCGTTTTCATTCTACGGAAGTTAAAAAATGGGGATGCGATAGATCTGATTGGTTATGAAGGAATTTGATTATGGACTCGATTACAAGACCCTTGATTTTACAGATGAAGAAACTCGTAAACTTTATCGTATTGGAAGGGGAGAGCAAGGAGTATTATTGGTTAGGCCTTATACTAACGATATATGTTCTCATTGGGCATTTAGAACTCCAGAGATTGCAGTAGAATCTTCAAATCATATTTACGGAATGTATCTTGATTATCGAGATGAAAAAGATTTCATNGGTATGGATATGTGCCGTAAATTTTTAGAGATGGGATTTACTCGTGCAAGACGATATGCAAATCACAACTCTGGACGNAAGTATGATAAGGAGGGGAATGTGAAACCACAAGAACCTGATCATGCAACGAGTAAATATGCACGATCCGCAACAATTTTTAAAAAAGTGCGTGATTTAGTTGCTTACAACGATACATACAAACAGATGAGAAAAACATGGAGGTCTAAAGAATGATTTTTTTATCCAAACCATCAGTGTATTTTTTACCAAATACATGGGAAGCACCAGAAGTAAGTTATGATTTATTTCCAACAGAGGTGCAACTTTTTGCGTTATGTGTTATGATAGCCACAATCGCAGTAGTTTCAGTTAAAAGAAAGAGAAAGTTAAACTAAAACTTACTATTTTATTATGAGTGATTTTATATGGGTTGAAAAATACAGACCCAAAACAATTGACGATTGCATTCTTCCAAAAGGTATTAAGAAAACATTCCAAGACTTTTTGGAAAGAGGTGAGATTCCAAACATGTTATTATCAGGCCCACCGGGTATTGGTAAAACCACAGTTGCAAAAGCATTGTGTGAACAACTCAATGCAGATTATTATGTTGTCAACGGATCAGATGAAGGTAGATTTCTTGACACCGTAAGAAACAAGGCAGCAAACTTTGCATCAACAGTTTCATTAGTTGGTGGTGCAAATCATAAAGTAATCATCATTGATGAGGCAGATAATACAACTCATGATGTTCAACTTTTATTAAGAGCAAATATAGAAACATTCTATAATAATTGTAGATTTATATTTACATGCAATTATAAAAATAAAATCATTGAACCTTTGCACTCTCGATGCACTGTCATAGATTTTACGATTAATAAAAAAGACAAACCAGCGATAGCAGCATCTTTCTTCCAGAGAATAAATGATATATTAGATAAAGAAAGAGTTAAGTCAGATAAAAAAGTTTTAGTAGAATTAATTAATAAACACTTTCCTGATTGGAGGAGAGTTCTTAATGAATGCCAAAGATATTCTGTAAGTGGAGAGATAGACTCCGGCATTTTAGCAACCTTTTCTGACATATCAATCAATGATCTCATTAAAAACCTCAAAGAAAAAAACTTTCCATCGGTTCGTAAATGGTGTGTCGATAATTTGGATAATGACACTACTTTACTTTATCGTCGCATTTACGATAGTTTATATGAATCCTTGGTCTCTAATTCTATTCCTGCTGCCGTTCTTATTTTGGCTAAATACCAATACCAAGTCGCATTCGTAGCAGATCAAGAAATTAACATGTTGGCATGTTTGACCGAAATTATGGTCGAGTGCAAATTTAAATGAAGAAAAAAACAGAATCATTCAAACTTAATTGCTTTGGTTTCCTTGGAATTTTGTTATTATTAAGTGGTATAGGTTCTGGTTTTATTGTCTACTACACTATTATGGAGAACTTAAAATGACCAAATTTTCAAAACTAAAACATCAAGTGAAATCAAATAAGTATTATCTATTTTGGGGTGCTTGCACCATTGCAGTTATGGCAGGACAAATTTATGTTGGTAATGGATATCGTAGAATGTCTGAAACTGGTGATGCGATATCTGCAGATATTAATTTATTAATAGAGGTTCTTACGATGCCCTCTGAAAGTGAGTTTTACTTTGAACCTGATCCTCCATACAATCAAATGCCTATTATACAATGATCCTAAGTGAAGTAGATACATTATGGGCTGCTAATGAATTTATAGATTACTTTGATAGATTTAAATCTATTGAAGATTATATTCGTTTTACAAAAGAGGCAGCAATTAAAGAGAGAGGTAATTCAATTGTTTCTCTAAAAGATGAATTCTTTAATGAAGATATTCATCCGGAGGATATGGACTTTGAAGTTAAGTTTGTTGGAGATAGATTTCAACAATCAGTTCCTCAAGCATATTATCATGAACTATTAACAGCAACATCATCGGCGATTATTGAAAAAAATATTCCGGGTCGAGAGTTACGTTGGATTGTTTATGAAAAGAATAGTAAGAAGATAATAGGATTCATTCGCTTTGGATCTCCAACCATAAATTCAAAACCAAGAAATGAATGGTTAGGACAACCCGCAAATCTTTCTATATTTAATCGTCATGCAGTTATGGGATTTGCAATCGTCCCATCTCAACCATTTGGATATAATTATCTTGGTGGTAAATTACTTGCCTTATTATGTGTATCTCATTTTGCAAGAGAGCATCTTAATGTTGTATTTGAAAAAGATATTGGTTGGTTTGAGACAACTTCTTTATATGGGTCAACAACATCTGCATCTCAGTATGATGGATTAAAACCTTTTATTAGATTTAAAGGTTTGACTGATAGTAAGTTTTTACCTTTGTTGCATGATAGAGCATTTCATAAACTTCATGATAGATTTACTGTAATTAATGATAATAACCCTGTAACTCCTACTTATGTTTCATCTAAAAAGATGAAGAGACAAACTAGAATGATTTCATGGACTAAGAATTCATTGAAAAAATACGGACAAGTAGAGAAACTAAAAGAGTTGGATGACGTTCTTAAGAGTGCATTTAAACTTACACAAAGAAAGAGATCATATACGTCTGATTATGGTTATGGTAATGTTCGTGAAGTATTACTTGGTGAGCAAGATAAATTAGTTCGTGGTCAAAACTGGGATAAGTTTTACCTTGATAACATTATTAAATGGTGGAAGAAGAAAGCAGGTAAAAGATATGAAAAGTTAAAGTCTGAGGGTAGGTTTAGAACCGAGGTCGAACTCTGGACAGAAGATCAAGATATACAGATTATAAGATAATGGAACTAAAAGACTGGTTGAATTCTATTAACTTCAACAAAGAAAATTTAATTGAAGAAGATCCGAGTGCAATTAAAGATTATCCTCCATACATTGTTAATCGTTGTTTGTCAGGTCATCTTGATTGTGTGATGTTTGCAAATGAGATGAATAAATATCCTTTTTTAGATAAGGATCTTCAATATTCATTTTATCTAAATACACTTAGGAAAAAGAAGAGATTCTCTCCTTGGCTCCGTAAGGATAAAGTCACAGATCTTGAAATTGTCAAACAATACTATGGTTATAGTAATGAGAAAGCATCACAAGCTCTGAAAATTTTAACCGCCGAACAGATTACTTTTATTAAACAAAGACTTGATACTGGAGGAATGAAATGACGGTCACTGTTGAACCAACTGTGCAATGGTCTCAAGATAAGATGCTAGAGGTTGTATTAAATGAACCAGATGATTTTTTGAAAGTTCGTGAGACATTAACCCGTATTGGAGTTGCGTCCAGAAAAGAAAAGAAACTCTATCAATCCTGCCATATTTTACATAAGCAAGGAAAATATTATATCGTCCA